GAATCAAATGATAAAAGATCAATTAATGCTGCACAAAGAAGGCTGCATATTATAAATGAACAGTTAAATCCTATACAAGAAAGACTAGATAAAGTTATAAAAGAAAATGAGGAGATGGAAAAAATAAATAAAAATCTACAGAAAAAAAAGGACTTATTAAAAGCTAATGAAGAAGCTGCTAAAAAACTTAAAGAAAGATTTGATGAAATAGGCAAATCCATCGAAGATGGTTTGGTTCAAAATTTAACTGATGCCGTGATGGGCGCACAATCTCTTGGTGACGCATTAAATAATGTTTTAAGAAATTTGCAAAGACAACTTGTAGAAATGGCTGTAAGCAAGGCTGTTGGAGGTATCGGTAATGCTATAAGTGGAGTCTTAAGTGCAGCATTTGGAGGTGGAGGTGCTGGTGCATCTTTAAATTCAGCAGCCTTAGGTGCGGCAGCTACAGCAGCTACAGGAATACCAAGTGGTGATGATTTGCCTAAGGGTTCTTTTAATATTACACCAAAGGCTATGGGTGGCCCTGTATCGGCTGGAAAGAATTTTTTAGTAGGAGAACAAGGTCCCGAACTGTTTGTTCCTCAAAAAAGCGGACATATAGTTCCAAACCATTCTCTTGGTGGTTCAACAAACGTGGTGGTAAATGTTGATGCTAGTGGTTCTTCTGTTGAAGGTGATGAAAATAATGCTAATAAACTAGGTGAAGCGATTGCAGCAGCAGTTCAAGCTGAAATTGTAAATCAGCAAATGTCAGGAGGCTTGTTAAGTTAATGTCAAAATTTCCAATTAATGTAGTTCCTTCTCGAATTACTAAAACATCAAGACCCAAAATAAGAATAGCTAATTTTGGGTCTGGTTATTCACAAAGGTCCACTTTTGGAATCAACCAAAATTTAAAAGTTTATCAAATTTTATTTAGAAATATTACTTTTAACCAAGCAAATACCATAGAGTCATTTCTTGATGATAGAGGTGGTGTAGAGGCTTTTTCATATCCTGTACCAGATTTAGGAACAATTATTACAGGAACCTACAGTCAATCAAATCAAAACATAAATATAACTATTGCTGATTATGGCCTTTCTGATAACGATGAGGTCTATGTCAATTTCAAATCAGGAAATGCAATAAACGGTTTTTATGTAGTTACAGGAACACAAAGTACTCATTTTGTAGTACAAGGAGTTTCACAGACAACAAGTGGTAATGTTGCTGTTACTAAACCAAAAAAATATATTTGCCGAGATTGGAACAGAACTGTACCCTATCTTAATAGAGTCACCATTAACGCAACATTTGAGGAGGTAGCTGAAGCATGACAAGTTCACAAATTGTACCGCAGAAAACCAGTGTTAATATACAGCTGCAGAGTCTTGAACCAAGTGCACTGATTGAACTATATGAACTTACTTACACTTCAGTTGTAAACGGAATAAATACAGTGCTTAGATATCACGCTGGCACAAATGATATTAAAACAGATATTATTTTTAACGGTCAAACATATTCAGCTGTACCTGCAGAAGTAAAAGGTTTTGACAAAGCAACTCAAGGAACTTTGCCAAGACCAAAATTTAGAATTGCTAACGTAAACAATGCTATTTCTACTTTTATTGTTTTATATAATCCACTACAGGGTCAATTACAAAGAATACAAACTTTTAAAAAATTTTTAGATAAAGAAAATTTTCCTGATGGTATCAACAATAACGAAGATCCAGATGCCATAATAACAAAAGATGATATTTGGTATATAGATAGAATAAGTAAAGAAAATCCAGATTTTGTTGAATTTGAGTTATCGCCAAAAATTAATTTACAAAATTTAAGAATACCAAGAAGACAAATTACAGAACACTGTCCTTGGAAATATAGAACACCGACAGACAATGCTAATGGTAAAGCAGGAAGTACTGAATGTGGTTATAAAGGAAAAAAATGTTTTGATCTAGAAGATAATGAAATTACTGGCGACAACAAAGAGGCACTTGACAAATGTGGTCATAAATATTCTAGTTGTGTAAAAAGATTTGGTAAATTTGGTGATGGTGGTACAAAAAAGAATCCAAAACCTTTGCCTTTTGGTGGTTTTTCAAATGCAAGAATACAGATTTAACCATGTTCTATGAAACAGCAAAAAAACACGCAATAAAAGAAGCACCAAAAGAATCTTGTGGAATTGTTGTTAATGAAAAATATTATCCTTGTAAAAACATTTCAGACACACCAGAAAAAAGTTTTGCAATACATCCTAAAGATTTTTTAAAAGCAAGGTCTAAAGGTGAATTGCAATATATTATACATTCACACCCAAATGGCGAACCAATTAGTGAAATTGATATTAAAGCTTGCAAAGCAACAAAATTAAAATGGTATATTTATAAAAACACCACAGATGAATGGTTAACTATAAATCCTTAATTGGTAGACAGTGGGAATATGGTATTTTTGACTGTTATTCAATAGTTCGTGATTATTATGGATTACTAGGAATAAATTTACCAGATTATGAAAGACCTGAAAATGTAGAGACTTGTAAAAGTATTTTTTTAAATGATGCAAATAAATTAAATTTTAAAGAAATAAATATAAACGACAGAAAGCCTAATGATGTATTGATTATGAAGATTTGGACAAAGGAACCAATGCACGGTGCTGTGCTGTTAGAAAATGATATGATTTTACATCAAAAACAAAAGTCTTTAAGTTGTGTTGAATATTATAACCATTATTATAGAAAAAGAACTGTAGGATGTTTTAGATATGCAGCATAAGATTCTGCTGCTAGATGAATTAGGTGAAAAATGGGGTAACACCCATACTTATTATGATTTAAAAACGCCTGCTGATGCAATTAAACTTCTTTGTATAAATTATCCAGAATTAAAAAAATTTTTAGCAACCTCACATGAGCAAGGAATTTATTATCAAGTTACTCAAGTTGATCAAGAACTAGATATTGATGATTTATTATTACCATTAGGTAAACACGACTTAGTCATTGCTCCTGTTATTGGTGGAAGTAGCGGAGTTGTAAAAGCAATAGCTGGCTTTGCCTTAGTACTTGTTACTGGTGGTTTTGGTGCGGGTGCTGGGTTGTCATTATTCGGTGCAAGTGTGACTGCAGGTACAACCACTGCGGCATTGACAGCTATAGCTTCCAAAATAGGTTTTGCATTACTTTTAAGTGGTGTTTCCGATATTCTTGCACCACAACAAAGTTCTTTTGATCCGACTGTAAAAGTTGGAGCAGGTGGTTATCTTAGCGGTCCTAGCTCTATGGAAAAAGGTGCGGATGGTCAGCAAAGTTACGCTTACTCTGGCGCAGTAAATACAGTTGGTATTGGTAAAACTATTCCTCTTGTTTACGGAGAAGCATTTGTTGGTAGTCATTTAATCAGCAGCAATATAGAAGTTGTTGATAGTGGAGATCCAACTATGGTTGCTTTTGAAGAACCAAGTGCTGGAACTTGCAGAGTAAATGGTAATGAAATCAAAATGGTCAAACATAAATTAAGGCAATATGATGGGTTGAAAGCAACAAGACTTAGTTTTGGAAAGTCTCAGCATAGTTATCAAGGACAAGCAAGAGGGATAGATCAAAAACAAATAAAATTAAATAATAAAGGTAAGCAACAAATCTGCGATAATTTCAGAATTGACGGCAGTGGTGAATTTAATGCAGAAAATATGATGATGATGGTAGATTTTAAAGGAATCCAAGATCGTATTGGAGGACCCGGAACAACTTTAATACATGGTTTTATTACTTTTAGAGTTATTATTGAAAGTAAAAACGGAGAAAATACTTTTTTAAATCAACAGCTTACTGTACAAGGTATTATGAAGCCCACACAAAGAATAAGATATGTTTTTGGCTTTGATCCTGTACCACCACCCGGAGATGATCCTGTAAATGATTTGAAGGTTTTTATACAAATTATTGATAAAGAATTATTAAATGCAAATAAAACATCTATGAGGGTAGAACGTCTTGGTTATAAATTTTTTAAAGGAGGATAAATAAGATGCCATTAAATTCTACAAGTATTATTAAAATAGTAGATCTTTTATGTGAAGGACCAATAGAAGGGGTTGTTGGTGGAAGAAAAGGTGTTTTTTTAAATGAAACACCTTTAATTGATAGTAGTGACAATATAAATTATAAGAAATCAGAAGTCGATGTTCAGCTTAGAAACGGAGTTAAAGATCAAAAAATGTTGCCTGAATTTTCAAGCACAACATCAAATATAATTAATATAAGCGAAGAAGTTGGTCAAAATTATAGTGAAGAATTAAACAATCAAAACTTAGTTAAAAAAAGAGATTATGGTGGTGGGCAGATTATATTGCAAATAACAGATCCAGACACGGATTCATTTCAAGTTTTATTTACAGTTCCAGCATTATTTTGTCAAGGAATGGAAGGGATTGGAAGAGGTCAATTCTTTAACGCAAAAATTCGAATAAAAATAGATGTGAAAAGTCCTGATAGCAAATTTGTTACTAAGTACAATAAAGCTATAGAGGGTATTTCAACCACAAATTATCAATTCAAAAGTGGAAGTATAGGTTTAACTGGCAAAGCACCTTTCACAATACGAATAAGAAAAGTAGTTAACAATGAAAATGATTATGAAGTTCAGTTTAAAAATTTTACAGATATTAATAAAAAAACACCTTTAGGAAATACAAGAGGTAATCGTGTAATTGTTACTTCATTAATAGAAAGACAGCATATTCGTACAAATTATCCATATACTGCTTGTGCAGGTTTGAATATATCCACTGAGGTGTTTTCAAGTTTACCTTCAAGAGGTTATTTGATAAGGGGATCTAAAGTAAAAATTCCTCACAATGCCACAGTTAGGCCTGATGGCAGTTTAAAATTTGAAGGCACTTTCGAAAATAAGCTTAAATCATCAAAACGATGGACAACTTGTCCTGTTTGTATTTTTTATGATATTTTGACCAACACTCGTTATGGATGCGGATATTTTATAAATACATCAAATTTAAATTGGGTTGATTTATACCCTTTATCTAGATATTGCAATCAACTTGTAGATACACCTGACGGATCAGAACCTAGATTTGCAATAAATACAGTTATCGGTTCACAAACAGATGCTTATAAAGTTTTACAAAATTTAGCTAGTGTTTTTAGAGGTATGACTTATTGGGGTTCTAATACAGTTAATGTTGTAGCAGATCATGGTGTATCTCAAAATATTAACAATACAAATAAAGTACATACACAACACGAAGATATGAACCCTGTCCATTTGTATAGTAATTCAAATGTTATTGACGGAAGTTTTCTTTATTCTGGTTCATCTTTGAAAACAAGGTCTAGCTCTGTATGGGTAAGTTATAATGATCCAGAAAATTTTTATAAACCCAATGTGGTTGTAGTTGAAGATTATGACTTGATAGAAAAATATGGATATAACATTAAAGAAATAATTGCGTTTGGTTGCTCATCAAAATATCAAGCCCAAAGAATGGGTCAATGGATGTTAAATAGTGAAAAACTGGATGGAAATACTGTAACCTTCAGTACAGGTTTAGATGGTTTAGCTGTTTTGCCAAGTCAAATTTTTGCAGTTTCTGATGAAATAAGAGCCGGTATAAGATTATCTGGACGTTTAAAAGATAATAATACTGTTAGTTCTGTTTTTCCTGATGTTAATTATTTTACAAGTTTAGGAGGTACAGTTGCTAATGAACAGGTTTTTTTAAGTGTAACTCTTAGAAATGGCACTGTTGAGAAAAAAGAAATATTAGGTATAACAGATAGTGGAAAAATAAATTTAAATTCAGATTTATCTACTGCACCACAAAAAGATACTGTATATGTGATAGAAAGAAGTACTGTGCAAACACAAAAATTTAGATGTATTGATGTTAAAGACAATAATGATAGTACTTATACAATTACAGGATTAGAACATAATGACTCTCTTTATGATATTGTCGACAACACGAAAAGTAATAAAGCTAAATTAGATTATGAAGATGTTACTGTACATAATAATAAACCTTCTATTCCAGAAGATTTAAACGTAACAGCATTATTAGTTCAACAGCAAACGCAGCAAAGTACAAGGCTGCGTTTTAGTTGGTCAAGAGGTATTAATGGAGCCAATGTAAGTTTCATAGTTAAATACAGAATTGGTAGTGGTGGAGATAAAGTGACTGTAAATACAGATAAAACAACTTTTGAGCTTGATAATGCAAGCAATAAGAAAAAATATTTTTTTGAAGTAGCAGCGGTAGGACCTGCAATGTTTAACAGTAAGGTTTCAACTTTTGCTGAATTTAATTCTGGTTCAGGTTTTGAAGTGCCATCAGTAAACGCACTATTAAATGTAACTGTTCCTACTCCTTTGCCGTAATGAGTATTCAACTAACAACTACAAATGAAGTTATTTTAAAGTGGAAAATACCTTCAGATTTCAGCGGAAATCCTGAAGAATTAACTGCAATAATCAGACATTCTTCCTTGACTGACGGAAGCGCAGTATGGCCTGACTCAACATTTTTAAGAGAAGTTTCTGCAACCACTGATTATGTAATTATGCCACTTATGAACGGCACATACATGGTAAAGTTCAAAAATAGTTTTGGCGATAAATCTCCAGACTTTTTAGGACATATTATAAATATTCCAGATGAAAGACCAAAGTTATTAATTCAAACCAGAAGAGAAGATCAAGACAATCCACCATTTCAAGGTCAAAGAAATGATGTTTTTTATTCTTCGGATTTTGATGCTTTAGTTTTAAATACTGATGATGAAGTGGATGATAAAGTTCTTTTTGACGAGGGTTACTCAGATAGTATTGATTTTGGTGGTGAACTTTTTAGTTCTGGTGTTTATTTTTTTAAAGATAAATTAGATTTAGGTGGAATTTTTACTGTTGAATTTAAAAGAATTTTAACAACAAGGGGTCTATATCCAAATAATACTATTGATTCACATTTTACAAATATAGATGAGTGGACAGATTTTGATGGTAGTTTACCTGATGAAACAAATACAGTAATTCAATTTAGAAAAAGTAATGATGCACCAACTGACGATGAAATTGAAGATGAGAATACAGAATTTTTACTTTTAGAAGATGGCAATATGTTTAGTCAAGAAGACTCGCAAGTTTATGATGATTTTATTCCGATGGAAAATGGTCGTTTTACTGGTAGGGTGTTTCAATTTAAAGCTGATTTAAGTGCAGAATATGCAGACCAAACACCTTTAGTAGATCAATTAGGATATAGTGTTTTATTTGATAACAGAACCGAAAGCGGTGCCACTACAAGTGGCGGTAGTAATCCAAAAGTGGTAACTTTTGATAAAGCCTTTTACCAAACACCAAAAATTGGCATAACTGCTAGTAATATGGCTACAGGCGACTATTATGTAATTAGTAGCGAAAGTCGGACAGGCTTTTCTATTACTTTTTTTAATAGTTCTAATGCTGCTATTGACCGATCTTTTGCTTACAATGCAAATGGTTATGGGGCAGAAGAAACCTAACCTTTCAAATCCATTGGTATAACAGATGTCTCCAGTTCATGATTATAATTTGGCGAACCAATCTGGGGCCAGTTTTAGATCAGATTTAAATGATGCACTACAGGCAATATTAACAAACAACAGTAGTGCTTCTGCTCCCAGCACGACTGCTGCCTATATGTTTTGGGCTGATACTAATACAGGAATTTTAAAGATAAGAAATAGTGCAAACTCGGCATGGATTGAGTTATTTCAATTAGATGGCACATTAACATTAGAAGATGGCTCTGCGTCTGCTGTTGCTCTTGGATTTAGGGATGAATTAAATACAGGAATCTTTAGTTCTGGTGCAAATAACTTTGATGTTTCGATAGCTGGTACTACAAGATTAAATATAAGTGCTTCGGGAATAAATATTACTGGAACGGTTACTGATGATGGTGCAACTCATGACGGTGATGTTACTTTTACAGGAGCTAGTGCAAATGTAGTTTTTGATAAGTCAGATAATGCTTTGGAGTTTGCTGATAACGCAAAAGCAACTTTTGGTTCTTCTGCTGACCTTACCATTTCGCATGATGGCAGTAATAGCATAATTAACGAAACCGGTACTGGAGAGTTACAGTTTCAAAGGAATGGTAATACTATTCTTAGTTTAGATGGAACTGGTATATCAATTGCAGATCCAGATGGCACAGGTGCGGTAAGAATTACAGGTTTTGAAGGTTCAAATGCAACTTTAAGTTTAATATGTGACGAAGGAGATGATAATGGTGATACATGGCAGATATCAAGTAGAGCTTCGGATAATACTTTAAAAATGTTAAATAATACTTCTGGTTCTTTGGCAGATATATGGACTATTGCTACAGATGGTGATGTTACACAAACAGGAAGTTTAGAAGTTAGAGATAATGCCTCTAATGGTATAATTTCCAGATCAACGGCTACACAATCAACGAATAGTAATAAAGCATTTAAAGCTAGAAATAATAGCGACACCGACACTTTTAGTGTTAGTTACAGAGGTGCAGGTTATTTTGCTGATAATTTAGATGTTGGTGGAAATCTTACAGTATCTGGTACCTGCTCTGGATTAGATGCTGATACTTTAGATGGTATACCTTCTGCTAATTTTTTAAGATCAAATACAACTGACTCTTTTACTGGTGCTACTCTTACTTTTAATAGTTCAACTGACCAAAAAATTATTCTGGCTGGTTCCGCTAGTCCATATATTCGATTTCAAGAAAGTGGCACCAATAAAGGTTATCTTCAATGGAACTCTGCTGGTTATATGCAAATTGTTAATCAAGAAGCTGGTGGGATATTGAAAGTTGACGACGGGGTAGATATAACAGGTACTTTAGATGTAAAGAGCACTTCAAGTGCAGGTAAAATAACAATAACCGGTCACGAAGGTTCAAGTGCGGTTATAGATATGATTGCAGATCAAGGAGATAATAATGGGGACAGTTGGAGGATTGCTTGTTTTGATAATGCAACTAGCTTTCCATTCAGATTTCAAAGTAACGTTAGCGGTTCTTTTTCCTCAAAATTTCTTTTAGATACAAACGGAGATCTAGAAGTAACTGGTCAATTAACAACCAAAATAGGTACAGCATCTAGCCCCGGAATTGCCTTTGGTACTGCTGATAGAGATTCAGGATTCTTTAGAGATGTTGGTGGAAATATTAATGTAGCTTTAAATGGTAACTCAATATTTAGATTTAAAACTAGCTCTTTTCATGCAGAAGTTGATAATCAAGATGACTTAGGTACTTCAAGCAGAAGATGGGATGACGTTAGAGCTACCAATGGTAATATTGTAACTTCTGACAGAAACGAGAAAAATACAATTACTGCAACTGATTTAGGTCTTGATTTCATTAATAAACTTTCACCAGTTTCTTATAAATTTAATAAAGTTAAAAATACAGAAGCGTTTGGTGAACAGAAGGCTGGTACAAGAACGCATTATGGTTTAATTGCTCAGGATATTGAAACACTTTTAGGTACTATAGGAAAGTCAGCTACAGATTTTGCTGGATTTTGTAAAGATGAGAAAGATGACGACGGCGTAGATTTAGAAACACCAATTTACGGATTAAGATATCAAGAATTTATTGCACCAATTATTAAAGCAATACAAGAACTATCTGCAAAAGTGGCAGCCTTAGAAGCAGCATAGTAAAATATAAAAAAACCTTTTAAAAAATGAGTATTCCAATTGAATTGATCAATGCAGAAATCGAAACTGTACAAGAACAGTTAGATATTGATATTAAAAAAGTTTCTTTGTTACAACAAGAAATAAAAGAAATAAAAGAAAGGGCAAATACCTCAATAAATGAAAAACAGACACTAATAAACAATGCAACACAACCAATAATTGAAAATCAAGGTGCTTTGAAAAAATTAAAAGAATTAAAAAACAAACAAGAAGCTAAAATGAAAACAGCTTCTGAAAAGTAAATGGCGAACAGAAAGATAACTGCATTAAATGAACTGACTACACCAGTAGCAACTGATGTTTTTCCTGTAATTGATGTAAGCGAATCTGCTAATGCCGACAAAAATAAAAAAATTCAATTAACTACTATATTAAAAGGCTTGCCTGATGGCACAGCCTCTGCTCCTAGTGTTGGATTTATAAGTGACACTGGCACATCTGGTTTTTTTAGAGTTACAGATGATGAAATTGGTGTTTCTTGTAATCAAGTACAAATAGCTTCTTTTGCTGCAGCAGGACTTAAATTAGGTTCGGGTACTGCTGCTGCACAATTACATTTGTTCAGTACAGACACTACAGATCAAGTAATAATTGAAAATACGGACACAGGACTAGACACTGCGCCAGATTTTGTTTTATATAGAAATTCAGCATCACCAGCAGATAATGATAATTTAGGAAATTTTGTTTTTAGAGGACAAGATGACAATGGGGATGCAGTTGAATATGCTACTATTGCTGCACAAATAGCAGACGCTAGTAATGGTTCTGAAGATGGCATTTTAGATTTGATGTCAACTGCTGCTGGTACGTTAGCCTCAAGAATAAGACTTAAAAGCGAATTTGTTGGGATACATGAATCAGATCCTACCTTTCCTTTGCACGTTTTTACTGATAGCAACACTTCAGGTTTTTGTATAGAAAGTAATATTGATTCTTCTGGCAGTAGTGCTGATATGGTATTACTTCACAGAAGAGGTGATGCCGGTGCTGGTCAAGATAACGATATTTTATCTACAATAACTTTTCAAGGAAAAAATGATGGTGCAAATGAAACTGATACTGTGCCAGCAGGTGTAGAATATGCTGCTATTGAAGCAGTTATAATAGATGCCAGCGATGATACAGAAGATGGACAGTTAAATTTTCAGGTAATGGATGCTGGTTCTTTAACTACCCAATTATCTGTGGATGCTAATGCCATTACTTTTGGTGATGCTGTAAATATTGTTTTAAATACAACTACAGGTACAAAAATAGGTACCGCTACAAGTCAAAAATTAGCATTTTTCAATGCAACGCCAGTTGTTCAGCAAAATGCAATTGCAAATATAACAGCAACAGCAAGTTCAGGCACGCTACCAACTGCTAATGGTTCTATTACTGTTGCTAACGCTGCAAGTGCTACAAATGCAGAATTATTAGAATTTTGTATTGAATTAGAATCTAAACTTGAAAGTGCGTTGGGAATATTAAGAACCTTCGGATTAATTGCTACTTAGAATTTTCTGTTAATTGTCTAGTCATTATGCCCATAGTGACGTAGAGAGGAGACAAGGCTACAATAAGCAGTAACACAAGCACACTTGTAAATGAAAGTGCTTTTAATATCGCAAATTTAACCATGCTTAATAAAATCTCATCTGTTTTATCTATTGTATCTTTCATAATCAGCATCACAACTATTGCTGCTGGATACGCAGGGTATCGTTACATTACAAGCCCACAGTTTGAAGCAATGATGATGGAAAAGGTTATGAAAGGAGTAAGTAAAATTCTACCTAATCAGATTGAAAAGAAAATGCCTAAAGTAACTGGACCAATGTTGCCATTTTAATTTGACAAAAATATTAAAAATTGAAATAAAAGAGGTTGACATTCCCAAAATAAAGTTTTGGGAAACTCAACCTCCAATATTAGATGTGATTTATAAACCAGTTGTAGACATCCCAGCGTGTGTTGATGCTCATAGAAACAATTTGACGGGACTGATAAATGAAGATGAGTTAGGTACATATCAAGCCTGTGGCACGTTTGATATTCCTAGCTATGAACCGCTTGAATATAATCCTGCTAATTTTATATATACTGCACCTGCACAGCAACAAGAACAGCAACAAGAGCAACCTCTGCAACAACAACCTGAGATAGCAACTAAAAAAAAAGAGGAAGAACTAGAAATACCACCATGCCCTAGTAAAAAAGATCAAAAGATTGGGGATTTTCGTAACGATAAAAAGTTAGAACGTGTTATTGGCTACGAACGTGGTACAAATGGAATAGAGTGTATAACTTTGTATGAAGACGTACCATTCATCTCGCAATACATTCCAAGTTTTAAGCAGTTTACTGGGGTTTTTAGTCTTGCTTTGGTCGGCTGTTCTGCTCCGATCATTCTTAATTTAGTAAAACCAGTTGTCAAAAATGTAATAAAGAAACTGACAAAGAAAAAAGATAAGGTAGAATAGTTATCCGTAGATAAGTTTAATACCCGTAACTTGTCTACTCCAATTTGTGAGTGTGCGGTAATACTTGATTTTTCTGCTCTGTAACTATAACGTCCTCGCATAATTTGTGGTAAATACTAGATTTTGCATATTCTATTCCTTTAATTTTTAACTCTCCACAATTTTTTAATCTTGCAAGTTCATAGTTTAATCGTTCCTTAGATAATATTTGGCTTTGTATTTTCTCTTGGGTTGTAGCAGATTTTAAACAAGCATCTTGAAATCGTTGGTCTAATGGAAAAGTAAATGTAAGTGCTGCTCCTACATTTAACCCTAAAGAATCTTTGTTGCCACTATAATTTTGTTGCCAATAAAGAATTTTTCCGGGATTGATTAAATTTCCCTCCTCATCAACACTTGGGTCGTAGACTGGCGTTTCATATGTGTAGTCAAATGGCCGTTTTTGGTTAAATGAAGTAGTAACAAATGGGCTAAAAGACATTTGAGGACCTTGGCATCTTATACCATTTCCGTAATGATTTTCTATAGTATTTCCTTGCAAAACTTGGGTCGCAAAGTTACTTACCGATCCAGAGGCCGATGCTGATGGAGCCGCAGTGTTTGAGGTATTAGCAAACACTGGGCTTCCTAATAATAATCCTATTATTGTGAGAATATTGTAGTTGTATCTGTTACGCTTTCTGATTGAATAGTTCGAGTTACGTCTGAAACTGATTCTAAACCGGGGGGTGTATAAACTTCTGTAAATTGAAAAGCATCTCCCTGTACTGTCTGTGTCCAATTTGGTTTTTCGCCTAAATCTAAACCTGTCCATGTATAAGTTGTGCCGTTTATAGTTTCATTAACTGTTGCGTTTGGTGCTGATATAGTCGATCCATCATGCTGTACACCTGATCCTGTAACTGAATAAGTGTACCCAGAATTATAGTTTGTTGTTCGTATAGTCTCTGTAATATTAGTGGTAGTTTCTGTTCGGCTACTGCTTGAACCCTGAGTGAAGTTAGGAACCACAGGCACAGCGTAGACAGGGCTAGATATAAGAAAAACAAACGGTAATGTCCTCCACATCTAATCTATTTGGAGATCGGTAACAAATTGTCCAGTCAATGTTATACCTGTGCCAGTCCCTCCATCTAAACCTATTGTATGGTTATCCAAAGTTATACTGGCTGTACCTACACTAGCTGCCGCTGAAGATGTTATATCTGAAAAGTTTGGAACTTCACCTACTGTTGCTGCGGTTGTGGGCGTAGCATCTCCTTCAAGGTAACTTTGAGAAAATGAGAAAGCATCTCCCGAAGTGCTTTGTGAAGCTGTAACTGTAGTTAAAGCTGGAACGCCATTAGTAACTGTGCCAAATCCACCGATAGTTGAATCACCATCACTATTTACTGTGGCTACACCGCTACCTGATACTGAATAACTTGAGCCAACTTTATCTGCTGATGTTGCTGCTGACAATGCCTCAAGTTTTACTGTGGACATTATTGAATGATTAAGGTCTGCATATGCTGTTGGTATGCTGGCAATTAAAAAAAAGAAAAAAAGTTTTTTCATTTTGCACCTGCTTTGTTATTTTTATTATCTACTATAGTATCTTTTTTCTTTTTTATCTGAAAACCTAGTGAAGCTGTAGAAGCTGAAAAGATTGAAGCTATAAATGTTGGGTCAAAGTCTACTATTTTTTTGCCAGATGGCGGTTCATAGTATGAAAGAGATAAAAGTGTTGCCGACCAAAGAAGAACGCAAACTTTAACTACGGTTTCAACTTTACTTGGTTCTTGATCTTCCATAATAAAAAGGCTTTATGGCAAATATAGCAAAAGTTGTTATGTTAGGAAAGAAAGAAGAATTATATGAGAAATTTTTTTACTGTGTTTATTGAACCATTACCAATTGAAGTTCAATTATCGACAGAATTGAAAATTAGAGATATAGAAAACTGCCAAGACATAGACAAGTTAAAAGACTATGCCGCAGCAGTAACAAAGCAAAATGCAAACCACGATTATATTCTTGGTGCAGCATTAGCAAAAATTGTTGAATTAGAAGAAAAATTACATTTTAAACCTAGCAAAATAAGAAAATTTTTAAAGAAATTTTCTTAAAATTCATCTTCATCAGAATCATCTTCTTGTTTTGGTTGATAATCAGAAATAACCATTTTCATGTATTGATTACCGCTTTTTGATGTAGCAGGCATCATGTTTGCTCTAATTTTTACAGCATTGTTACCTTTGTAATCTTTTACAAGATTACTTTCGTCCATTGCATAATCATAAAGCTTAAGTACTTCATCGACAGTTATTTCAGAAACTGCCCAATATTTGTGGTTTGATTCGTTTTGACAATTGAACCAAAGTGAAAATTTGTTAGCTTGTGCCATTGATTTCTGGGTGTGAATTAAGTAGTTTTATAATTGCTGAATTTTTATTCAGATTATTTTGTTTACAGTATTTCCAAAATTTACTGTAAAGTTTGGGTTGAAGCTTTGCAGTTATTACATAAGCGTTATAGACAGACTTCATACCATAAACTTTCTGATGTATGATTCATGTTCTTTAAATTCAATGTCAGTTGCAAGAACCTTATCCTTTGAAGGAAAATAAGTCTTTTTAAAGTTTGCCATAATCTCTGCTTTGTCAGGTCTAGAATTAAGTTCAGCCCTCAACAAATCAAACTCATCTTGTGTAAGTTTAGTTTTGCCTTGTGGTGCTAGAGTTTGTGTAACTTTTGAACCTGTGTTCAAAGGAGAATTAGTTTTAGTTTTTTTTGCTTTACCTGTATTGTCGGCATCAGCAGCTTTTTGACTCCAAGCGTCAGCCTCGTCATCAGCTTGTCCTAATCCATATGCAGCTAACAACAAATATCTTCTTGTGTAAGTGAAAGCACTACCGATAGAAAAATACTTGTTTTTATTTCGATTTTCGCACCACTCAGTAATGATAGGTAATCTTGAATCAATAAACTCACCAGATTCGTGCATTAATCGACAGACCATCCAAATAATAGGTTGATCTTTTGCATCTGTTGAACATTCGGTTATAAATGTATGGGACAAGCCATGTTCAGTTGCAGGTGATACAGCTTGCTCTGCTTCAGCTAATGAAACATACGAGCCAAAGTTACCTGC